GTCGCCAAGCCCAAAAGAATGGCGATGTTTCCGATGGGATGTGGAATTTTGGGTAGAGTAATTCGCGATAAAACGCTGGCGGAATATTTTTCATATCGACCGACGATCTTAGCGTCACGCCGGTGTTTACTTGCCCCAGAAAATTGCTGTTGTCTGAAATTGAGAATTCCGTTTGAGGCTGGCGACCGTAATTTATGGGGGTGTGACCAACGTAAATATTACGAGGCAAAAACACCGATTTACCAACATGAATATTACCGACCTCTAAGCTAAAAGCCGTGTCGCTAGTGAATGTGATTGCAACGGCGCCAACCTCGCCAGGCTCGAACATGATAAAAATTGGCGATTCGTCAATGATAATAGCGGGGCCATACACCTGAGTTAATACGCCATCAATAACAACTTTAACGTCAATTTGACTGCCAAAAGTCCCTTTCATTGCGGCGATTCCAATGTAGTCGCAAACAGCATCGTTTACGTTTGCAACCCACAAATGATAGTTATCGCTCGACGTTTTCCAGCGCTCGGCTGTTGATGGTGTTGATGTTAGCCATGCTGGGTTTGTTGGCAGCTCGCTGGGTGATGCGAATATCGTAGCCCTGGATGCTGAATTCTGTATCCCAATGCGCGGAGAATTTGGGGTTGACTCGTAACCGGCGACCTCTTCTCCGCCAAGTAGCAAAAAATCCGTGATATAAATTGGCATTTAATTGGCCCCAAGAAATGAGATATTCGCCCCGTTATTAACGGCCTGCTCCAACATTGAAATTATACCACGTCCAGTAATTATAGCGTCTGGGTCAATTTGCAGCGCTACCGATTGTCCGCTGCCTGTCGATCCCCCTGCCTGCCCAGTATCGCCACCAACATTGACAGGGTTTGGTGCCGTAGCTGGTGCTCCTCCACCAGAGGCAGCCGCGCCACCGCCACCACCAAACGACTGGTTTTTGATTGCTGAAACTTGAGCGAAGCCAACAGCAGACGCAGCGGCTACGGCTGGAATTGCAGCAGGGTAGCCAAGCTTAACGCCAGCGGCGATACCTTGGTAAGTTGACACTAGCGCATCACCCAGAGCCCACGCTTTAGATATTTCGAATGCCTTTCTTGAACCTGTTGCTGCCGTGTTTAAAATTGATTTGAATGCGTTTGCAGTAGTAGCAGCGCCTTTGCCCCACTTCTGCTCAATTATTCCAGCAATTCCGTCATAAGCTTGGCGGTTTAGCTCTGTCATTCTTGCTAAATGTTCGGCCTCGGCTTGCTCGGTGATGCTGCGCCATTGCTCCTCGCTCTCGAATTTTGTAGCGTCGTACTCGCTCCCAATTATTCCCATTAGCTCGCGATGCTCTGCAAGCAATTGCTCCTCGGTCATAAAGCGATTTTTAACCGCTTCTAGCTCCATTTCGTTTTTCTTTGCCAAAGCCTTTGCCGCGTCTTCGCTTTGCTTATCCTGCCCGCCGCCTGTTGAGCTTGTGCCTAGCACGGCCTCTCTTGCAGCAACAGCAGCTTGCGCCGCAGCTTCACCAGCAGTGCCAGCGTCAGCAACGAATTGCTTGAAGTTATCACTTGCCATCGGCTCGTTTAGGGTTGACTGAATATTGCTAAACGCCTCAGCAATAATCATGCTTGAATCTGATGAAAAACTCTCAAGGCTTGCTATCGCTTCCGAGTAGTCAATACCAGGGATTTTATCTACAAGCTTTAATACTGCTGATATTTTCTCAGCTATGCTTGCGGCAACGACTGAGAACGCAATGATCATGCCGTCTGAAACTATTTCAAATGATCGTTTTATTCCATCGATTGCATCAACAACAAATGCCGAAGCCTCTACCAAATAACCAAAGGACTTTGACGCCGCAACGCCAACGCCGCCCGCCTCAACCGCTGTATCGCCAAGCATTTTTCCCAAGGCAACGATAACCGGGGATAATTCAGAAGTGAATTTCTGCGCTGCGCCAGAAACTAGCATTTTCATTTCGTCAAAAGCCACATTCGCGGCTTCTATTTTTTCGACTTCAATATCAGTTAAAGCTAACCCAAGATCATCAACGCGCGCGGTCATAACGCCAAGCGCAGCTGCATTATTTTTAAATAATGGTAATAGTCTTGTGCTATCTGACGCCATAGCTTCCATATAGAAAGTCATGTCAGCTTGGGATAAGTTGGCTTTTTCTAAGCTTGAAATATAGAGTTGAAGAGCATCTCTACCAGAAAGGTTTTGGAATTGTTTGGCAGTTACGCCAACTTTTGGCGCTATGTTTTCGAAAAAATCGGCCATCGGGCCGCCGCCGGTTGAATTAAAATCACCAACTCGGTCGTTAAAATCTTTTAAAATATCCGCAAGCTTGTCTTGCTCTATGCCAAATGATTTTGAGGCGTAACTTAGGCGCTGCATATCGCCAACGCTAGTGTTTGCAACCGCTGATAAGATGCGAAGCTCTCTAACCTGCGCGGCAGTTGCCGCAACCACCGCAGCAGTTGCCGCCGCAGCCGCAGCGACTGCTGCCGCGCCGTATTTTGCATGCTCGCTGGCGGCTGCTCTTAAGTCTCCGGCTATTGACGACGAGAAACCCTTTACGCTTCTTGCGCCATCCGTCATCCCCTTTCTGAGGTCGTCTATATTTGCCCCGACGCGTACCGCAATATCACCGACTGTTTCAGCCATTACATTTCCTCAGTCCAAGCCAAGATATAAATCGCGCCATTTTTCGTCTGTTGCTATTTTCCCAGACGAAACCATTTTGGCCTCATACAGCCACCAAAACTCTTGAGGATGCATGCGCCAAAATTCGGATGGTGCAAGGCCCCACGATCCGCACACTACTGCGTAGGTTTCTTTGACCCAGCTGCCGCTTTTTTTTGGGGCTTACCAGCTTCTGCGCTTGGCTTTTGGGCGATATTTTTTACACTATCAGGAGGTACAACTATAGCCAAAATAGCCGCTACGGTTTGCGCTGTAGTGAGCCCCTTGTCAGAAAATAGGGAGTTGTAAACATCTTGAGGACTTGCTTTGCAGCCTGCGTAATTCAATGCTGCACTAAAAGCAAGTGACAGCCTCGCGCGCTTAACTCCGCCGCCTACCATGTCCTCAAGAGTAATGTGCTCCTCTATAGCAAAAATAAGCCCCATCACCTGATCAGGTTTTACAACATACTCTTGGCCATTCCAGGTTAACCCAATTTCTTTAAATGTGCCCATTTATGCAGCCTCTGATGTGTAGACCCAAGGGCCAGACGATTCAAGCGTAAAGCTGAATGTAATAGCGTCATTATATGGCGCCGACTCTTCGAATGAAGCTAATTTAAAATCCCCTGATAGCTCAGCCTTTGTTGTGTTGGCTGGGTTTAGTATTGGGAACTCGATAGTTATATCGGTAAGCATTGTTGAGCCGCCGCTTAGCGCAAGAGCCCTAAGTACGGCATCTTTGATAATGCCCTCACCTGAAACGTCGATTTGCTGCTCGGCAGAATCTGCATCAAGCAAACGGATTCCGTTGTCCTCTCCAGAAGTTAAATTTATTGATCCTGCCGACCAAGAAATTGTTGCGCTTCTAACGCCAATCAGATTGACATCATTTTTTTTGATAAAAAGCTTTCTTCCTACGGCCATGATTTAAACCCTCTCGATTAATATTCTAAATATTTGCACGCCGTGCCGCGTAAGCCCGTCTGCATCCACAAAACTCTGTGAGCCTTCCCACTCTACCGAATCTATTTTGTATTCCGGTATTTCAAGCTCTGCCCTATGCAGGGCATCATAAACTGCGCCCTGTATCTGCTTGGTTTCTTTGCGTCCGCGAGCCCTAGACCACGCATGTATTGAAATGCTGCAAACGCTACCCGTTGTTGTGTTTGTGTCCCACTCGTTATGAATGTCTTCACCAATAGTGACGTATGGGAACTGGCTATCCTGAGGCACTGAGTCATAAACGGCGCAACCAATCGCAGATAAATTTGCATCAGTGCTGAGGGCTTCAAAAACAACCGTCTGTACTGCAAGCTCGTAGCTCATTTCTTAGCCTTCTTTTTTGCTTCTCTAGCTAGTGACTTCTCTAGCTTTTTGCCAAATTCTTTAACCATGATTTCTTTTAAATTTGCTTTTACGCCATCGACCGCAGGCCTAATAAAAGGCTGTTCAGGGTTTGCATGTGGGCCGCTTGTTCCGTATTCCTGAAATCTCCAGTAAAAAGCATCATGTTTGGCGCTATTACCATGCTCAACATAAACTTCACTTACCGGCGCTTCAGGCCTAGATTTTCTGCGCTTATGCTTTATTGCTTTCTTCAAAACACCCTTATCTTTTGGGGCGTTTTCTCGTGCATCATTTGCAACTTTTCCGGCTATTCCGTGAACAGTTGCCCGCATTAAATTAATAGCGTGGCGTGGGGCTATATCGTTAAGAACCTTTAAAATATCCTCTGTTCCTGATATTTCGAACCCCGCCTTTACCATTACAGCGCGACCCCCATCTCTGCTTGAATAACTCGGTATAAATCTCTCGAGCTTGCTGGCTCTATGTAGCGAATATTATAACCTTGTCCATTCCAAATAATTCTATCGTCATGCCTTAAATCGTTTCTGTAGCGAACAATAAAAGTAACCATTGCATATGAATTAAGCTGATCGTGCCGCTCTTGCTCTTTGCCAGACATTGCGCGAACTTTTGCCCATACGCCAAGCTGAATATTAACAATATTAAGTGAGTCGCCACCAACCCCATCGGAAACTAGAACCTCTCGCTTTAGGTCGATGAGCTGGTCAAGCTCGCCGGGTGTCATGCAACCCACCCTTTTCGATTAATACCGACAAGATTCTCAACCGCCAAAGGCATTTCGCTATAACTGCTCTCAGTTACCGCGTGACGGTGTTCAAACCAATGCGCAACAAGGAGACGTATCGCTCTGCGAATTGAATTTGGGACTTGATTTTGATAATCGCCAAAGCCAGCAATCACAGTAATTTTTACGGCGTCAGGGCGGTCATAAGTTGACGGCCATGATGTTCCACTCAGCGGCTCTATAAACGCGCTATTTTCATCACCGATTAATAAAAAATCATCAACATCAAGTGACTGTGTGGCGTTTTCTGCATCGTAATATTGTATTGATGATATTTCCTGAACTGGCGTTATTGGTATATAAATGCGAGAGTCAACAATACTAATTCGCGTTGATATTTCCCATGTTTGAGTGATCAAGGCTTTCCCAATCACTCCGTTTGGCGCGTCCATATAATCTGTCGCGTCTGCGATTAGGGACTCAATCAAATCATCCTCGGCGCTATGCTGTATCCGCAAATCAGCCTTACACTCTGCAACTGTGACAGGGTATAAAGCTGGCGTAACTGTTCGCTTTTGGATGTAGTGCATTTACTTCGAAGCATTTTTATATTTTTTATTCTCTTCTT